TCCCGCCGCAGGAGCCGGCGCTACTATAGATTATCTTGGCCTAACAAACATAGACTTAAGCGGAAATGCGCGCAATGATCCGCCTAGTATGGGGTGTTTTGAGGGAGCAGCAGGCTATGGCCATGGCGTTTTAGGAGTTGCATCGGGAGACATTGTAAAAGTTATAGGAGTCGCCGCCGCAGACATTGTGAAAGTGACAGGTGTTTAAATGAAGCCAAAAAACCTTAATAAAGTAGCAGAGATCGAAAAAGCGATTGCTAAAAAATATGGCACAGAAACAATTATAAATCCCAAGTCTTTCTGGAGCGACGAAAAAGAAGAAGAATATTTAAAGCAACTCAAAGAATTTTATAAAGAACAATATAAAAAGAAAGAACAAAAAGAGAAAGTTGAGAAAGACGGCTTTTTCCTCCCAAAGAATCTAATTACTAAGGAGAATAAAAGAAATTGTCCTGTGTGCGGGGTGTTTTCTTTTAAGGTGAAAGACGACTTGTACATGACTAAATTCGATTGTTGTTATGATTGCTATATACAACATGTTGAGTTCAATGAAGAGAAGTGGTTAAACGGATGGCGACCAAATATGAATGAGGAGCAAAATTAATGGCAACTGTATACGAAATTATAAAAGGGCTCAACCAAGCAGCCGCAAACGCTTACGACGGTTCGCAGTATGAAAAATATGCGGCCGACGGGAAAGCTCGGGACTGCGGCTTAAATCGCGAGAAGGGCGACGCTGTGCTCGATTCAAGAGTGATCGACGGGTTTAATGTGCGCATAGCAGGTCCAAAGCTTATCGTCACTTATCAGACGGAATTAAGAATGAAAGAGTTCCACAACTCTAAACTCGATGAAGAAATCGAACGCGTCTATAAAGGCATTATAAAATTCTTGAAAAAAGAGTATAAAGCAATCACTGGAAATACTATCGCACTCACTCCGGACGACCCCGCCGAGATTTTAGTTCAAAACATGTCCAAAATTCGTACATGGGCGGAAGCCAAAAAAGTTTATACAATTGGCGGCCTTAAGGATGTCAAAGACATCGAAGAAGAAAATCTCAGTACGTCGGATGAAAAACTGCGCAGCGCTATTGAAAAGTTTTTGGCAATAGGTAAAGATACATACCCAGGCGCAAAAAAGCCCAGCAACGTCAAAGCGCAAAAAGGCGCTAAGAAAACAAACAATGCCAAAGCGTAATGAGCTACAAATTAACAAAAAAAGAGATTCTAAAGGAAGCATTAAAATGCGGCAAAGACCCTCATTACTTTATTAATAACTACACAAAAATACCGCACCCGGGCCNTGGCCTAATTCCCTTCAAAACTTATGACTATCAAGCAGACCTTCTAGAAGTGTTTGCTGATCACCGATTTTCAATTATTTTAAAAGCGCGCCAGCTTGGAATTTCTACGATTGTAGGTGGCTATATTGCATGGCTCTTGCTTTTTCATCGTGATAAAAATGTGCTTGTAGTCGCAACCAAGCTGAGCACTGCGGCCAACTTAGTGCGAAAAGTTAAAGGAATTATTAAGTATTTACCACCATGGCTTTCCCTGTCCAGCATTACTGTAGATAACAAAAATTCATTTGAATTAGACAATGGGTCTCAAGTAAAAGCCTCTTCCACTTCGGTGGACGCCGGCCGCTCTGAGGCCTTATCTCTTTTAGTAATCGACGAGGCTGCTCACGTTGATAACTTGGCTGAATTGTGGACGGCCCTTTATCCTACAATCTCGACAGGCGGCCGCTGCATATCTCTCTCAACACCCAACGGTGTCGGCGACTGGTTTCATGAAACGTACACTAAGTCTGACGCAGGTCAAAATGAATTTTTTCCTGTGAAGCTTCATTGGGACGTGCACCCCGAAAGAGATCAGGAATGGTTTGAGACAGAAACTAAAAACATGAGCAAAAGACAAATAGCCCAGGAGTATGAATGTAATTTTAATACATCGGGCGAAACTGTTATCGACGGGGACGACATCCAAGTATTGAAAGAAAAGATTCAAGAACCTAAATACAGGACAGGCGTCGACAGGAACTATTGGATCTGGGAAGAACACAATCAGGAAAATACTTATTTGCTTGTTGCAGATGTCTCGCGCGGGGACGGTGCTGACTTTTCTGTTTTCCACATCTTTAAACTAGAGACGATGGAAATCATAGCAGAATATCAAGGAAAAGTAACTCCGGATTTATTTTCTGAAATAGTTTTTAATGCCGGCCACGAATACGGAAATGCCATGATCGTTGTAGAGAATAACAGCGTTGGTTTCGCCGTATTAGACAAATTAATAGACAGAGCGTATCCTAACATATACCATTCAATCAAGTCTACGCATGAATATATTGACCAGTATCAGGCAGAAACGACATCTAGTGCGGTCGCTGGCTTCACAACCTCTCTTAAAACGCGCCCACTGATAATCGCTAAATTCGAAGAGTTCATAAGAAATAAACTTTTAACTATTTATTCTAAAAGGTTAATCAACGAATTGGATACTTTTATTTGGAAAAATGGCAGACCCCAAGCTCAGCGTAGTTATAATGACGACTTAATTATGGCTTGCGCCATCGGCTGCTGGGTGAGAGATACAGCTTTAATTGAGAATCAACGTGATTTAGAGTATAAAAAAGCTTTTTTAAATTGTATAATAACAAATAAAACTCATCTCGACACTAAAATTAGCGGGATGCAAAAGCCGGCTCACACTGAAGCCTTTGAAAAAATGGTGGATCAAAAAAATAAAATGAAAGAATTTCTCTGGCTGCTAAAAGGATAAACTAAATGGTATCAAACAACGAAAAAAACCCTCGAAACCCAAACTCGTCGCTTTATAAAAAATTAACTAAATTATTTTCAGGGCCACTGATTAATTATCGTTCACAGAATACTCGACAGCTACGCCGTCGCCGCCTAGACAAATATGCAAAATCTTTTAAAGATGTCGCAGGCCAAAAATTTGAAAGAGTGGGATATAGCCCCTTTGATAATCATTCATCTTACATGATGGGAACTCAGTCGCGGCTACAGCGTTATGCAGATTTTGATCAAATGGAGTTCACACCGGAAATTGCATCAGCATTAGATATATATGCGGATGAAATGACCACCCACACCGGTATCAAGAAGGTTCTTCAAATTGAGTCCAACGACGAGGAAGTAAAAGCAATTTTGCACACGCTTTTTTACAACGTTTTAAATGTTGAATTTAATTTATTCGGTTGGTCGCGGACGATGTGTAAATATGGTGATTTTTATTTATATCTTGATATCGACGCGGAGTTGGGGATTAAACAAGTTATTGGTCTTCCTAGCCAGGAGATCGAGCGCCTAGAAGGCAAAGATAAAAGCAATTCAAACTACGTACAGTTTCAATGGAATTCTGGGGGCGTCACATTTGAGAACTGGCAGGTTGCTCAATTTAGAATTTTAGGGAATGATAAGTTTGCTCCATATGGAACATCCATTTTAGACGGAGCAAGGAGAATTTGGCGTCAATTGGTTTTGTTAGAGGATGCAATGATGGCGTACCGTATCGTACGAGCCCCCGAAAGAAGAATTTTTAAAGTGGACGTAGGAAATATCCCTCCCCAAGATGTTGAACAATATATGCAACGCATCATCACTTCCATGAAACGCAATCAGGTTGTAGACCCAGAGTCTGGTCGCGTCGATTTGCGCTACAATCCGATGAGCATTGAAGAGGACTATTTTATTCCTGTACGCGGTGGAGTCGGCACTGAAATCACAAGTCTCCCCGGGGGCACCTACACGGGCGATATCGACGATGTTAAATATTTGAGAGATAAGTTATTTTCCGCTCTCAAAATTCCGGCCTCCTATCTGTCTCGCGGCGAAGGCGGCGACGAAGACAAAGCAACGTTGGCCCAAAAGGATATTCGTTTTGCCAGAACGGTGCAGCGGCTTCAGCGGTCTGTTATAACGGAATTAGAAAAAATTGCCATTATTCATTTATATACTTTGGGTTATCGCGGCGATGACTTGCTAACTTTTAACCTTAAGCTTCATAACCCCTCTAGAATCGCAGAAATGCAAGAGCTTGAACAGTGGAGTACCAAGTTTACGACTGCTACATCGGCTATGGAAGGGTTCTTTAGCAAGCGATGGATCGCCCGAAATCTATTTGACATGTCCGAAGAAGAGTTTTTGCGCAATCAGAGAGAGCTATTTTATGATTCGGCTATAACTCAAGCACTTGAAATGGGCGCCGCTGCCGGCGCCCCCGGCGGAATGGGCGGGGGAGGTCTAGGTGCCTTTGGTGCCGATATGGGCGCCCTTGGAGGCGAAGAGCTGGGTCTACCCGAAGAAGGGGGCGAGCCAGGAGCAACATCCCCCGAAGAGGGGCCAGGCCCAGAACCCGGCGCCACGGGCGAGTCCGGAGCCGACACGGCCCTCTTAGCGGCACCCGGCAAGCGTGACGATGCTGGCTGGACGCGAGTAAAAGTTAAAAGGGACGGCTCGTATGTCACACCCAAGTCAAAAGGAAAAGCGTATACCCCCGTAAAAGCGGACAAGCGGCATGCCGGCGCCAGGAAGCGACACTTCCGCGCGCAAGGCGCCCATGAGTTGGCGCGCCTTCCGCGCCGCCAAGTCAGCGCGCTCCCCGACGGCGCTTCGGAATTACTTGGGCTTGGAAAAGGCATTTCTGAAAATAAAGAAACTAATTATAATAATGAAGAGCGTAAGTTGTTTGAAATGAATCAGAGCATAAAGAACTTAATAGACGAACTGGAACAAAAAGATGATGCTAAAGCACAATAAAAAAAGAAATACAGCCTTTCTTTACGAGGTTTTGATAAGAGAGGTAACTAAGCTATCCGTAGAAAAAGATAAAAACTATAGGGATAGAGTTATATCTATTTTAAAGCACTCCTTTCATAAAAATACGGAGATGGGCAAAGAGCTGCGCCTGTTTAAAGACCTTTTGGAAACGCGCGCCATGAGCGCGCGCGCCGCAGACAAGTTAATCCAAGAGACGAAACAAGAATATGAAATGCTGGATACAAAAAAGATCTTTGAGGAACAGAGCAGCCTAATCGGCCTTGTTAACAAAGAGTTTTCTAAAGAAGTGTTTTCTAATTTTGTGCCTAATTATAAAGATATCGCTACCTTATCCCAAATATTTGGAAAAAGTGTCACTACAAAAAAACGTGTGATCCTAGAAGAAAAAGTTCTGAACAAAATGACGTCAGAAAATGGGGCCGCGACAGCAAAAGGCACCCCTCTATCGGGATTGGTAGTAAAGAAGTTTGTCGAAAGATTTAATAACAAGTATAGCACCTCTCTTTTGGAGAATCAGAAAAAATTGTTAAATAAGTTTATTCTTTCTTTCTTAGACAGCGGCGCAGATTTTAAAGTTTATTTAAACGAGGAGCTTCATTCTTTAAAGGAAAAGATTGGGACCTCTTTTGACCTTCCCGAGTTAAAAGAAGATGAGGGCCTATCTTTAAAAATGAAAAAAGTTAAAGAACTTTTAGAACAATCCCACACAATACCCACAGATAGGGCTTTTCTTGAACAAGTTTTAAAAATACAAACTTTAGCTAGTGAGATTGATTCCTGATGGCACTTAAAGTAACAGTTGAAAATCCAATCGATGCTCGCGTAAGATTAAAAGCACGCAAAACATTAGATGGAAATATATTGATTTTAGACCACCCAGAAATAGACATCGTGTTGGCGCCCAAAAATAAAAAAGTTTTAGCATTGCCGAAGAAAAAATATGGCGACCACATTTATGCCACGCAATCACGGTTGTTTGATCATTTGGCCAGGCAGGGCGTCATCGACCCGGGCTCCGTTCATAGCGGAAATATTTATGGGTCGTTGGAGGGGGTCATTCTGGAGAGTACTGATGCGACTCAAGTGGATTCTGTTCAAATGACATTTTATTCTGTTGCTAACTTTTTAATCCAAGAAAAGCCACATTATGATGCCATCGAGAGATATGAAGTTGATTTTGAGGAAGAGCTATTAGAGCCCACCGACGCAGATTCTACGCGTCTCGGCCAGGTCCCGCATAAAAAACGACAAGGCACCATGACACAGTATGCCGGTATCAACACTGCATATGGTTTATATGGAATGTATGAAGAATAAGAGGTATAAATGCAATTAATATATTTTATCTTAGCAGCTTACGGCTTAACTCAAATTTTAATTTTCGGTTCAATTTTCAATAAAATACGCCCCTCAAAAAATTGGCTACATGGTTTTGGAAAACTATTTCATTGCCCTTTATGTATGGGCTTCTGGTCCGGAGCGTTTTTGTTTGGAATTAATAGATACACAGAACTATTTACTTTTGAGTACAACTTAACTAATGCACTTATTTTAGGTTGCTTAACCTCTGGGACTACTTATTTAATGGGAGTTCTAGTTAATGATTTCGGGTTTAAAATAACCCACAAAAACGAAGGAGAATGTAATCATGATTAAGAAAAGATGGATGTTACGACCGGTTGCCCATTGTTGTGGCGGCTCCAGTATCGCGCGGGTAACGCCCGCTTTAGAGGAAAAATAAATGTCAAAAACACTTTTACGAGAGTTTTATCAATTAAAATGCGATGACCGGGGCTGCCAAGATTTACTGACGGAATCTGAAAAGAAGCAAGTTAGCGAAGGCGCCCTCATCTTTCCGGCCAAGCTGCAAGAATCAGATGCAGTAAATGGCAATGGCCGCGTATACCCTCATAATGTCTTAACACGTGAAGTCAAAAATTATATGAAGCTCGTGGAAGAGGGCCGCGCCATCGGAGAGTGTGATCATCCCGACGAAAGCGTGATTAATTTGAAGAATGCCTCTCACATGGTCAATAGGCTTTGGTGGGATGGCAAAAGCCTGCTGGGGTCTATCAAGGTTCTCAA